GCGACAGTTGACAACCCATTTAAAACTGAAGCCTACTCACGTTCACTAACCGATCGCGAACCCATTGTTAAAACGTTCCTAAACCTTACAAGTGATTGGCTAACGGAGTCCGAGTTTAAGTATTTAAAGGACTTGTTCCGTTCAAAATCGGTTTGGATGGTTGACGACAACACTGATGGATATTCGGTTGTTCCCGTTGTAGTTGAGGACAACTCGTATTTAATGCGTAGAGAACGTAACTCACATAAGTACAACCAAAACATTCGCTTACAAATAGCCAATGAAAATGAAACTATAAATATCACGGCGAGTGAGTATCCTATTCCTGCTCCTGGAACTTGTGCTTATTACAACGTATTTAACCAAACCTCGGGAACTGATTTATTATATTTAGATGGTAATGTTGGAAATTCAGCGCATATAATTGCCGCAAATGCTAATCGTGATAGGTATGTACAAATATCAGTCGCTGATTCTTCAGGTAATACACCACAAGCAGGTGAAACTTTTTATGTTCGTGTCGATTATGATACAGCCGCACCAACTCCATTAGTAAGAAATGGATATATTGACTTAGGTAATGTGGTTACAGGAGGCGGTACTCGCACAAGTTTAATGGGATTGCAAACCCCAGGAACTCCGATAATTGCATCAGGTGTATGGGGTTCTTATGGAGGAACAATCAATTACTTTAGAATAGTACTACCTGGATGGAGTGGAGGTGCTTTATATAATGCAAACATTTATGTAACTGTTGGTTTTGGTGAATGTCCTTAATTTAATTGAATGGAAACAGCGTTAATAATTTATAGCCAAGGCGACAACGTGCCTACGTTGGTTGACCTTTATGAGAATGAAAATATATCTCTACAATACAACTTCACGGACATAAAGGACTTGCGCCCTCGCGGTTCTTATTCGCGTACATTTCGCATCCCTGCTACGCCAACTAATGCAAAGATATTTGGATTTATTCAAGAGAATACCTACCAATTTGCGAACTTCAACCCAAAGAGAAAACTCAACGCGATTATCACGGTTGACACTATCCCAACTTTGGAAGGTTCGGTACAATTCAAAGCGGTATATACCCAAGATGGACAAAACCACGAATATGAGATTGTATTCTTTGGCAACGTAATCGACTTCTTTAAAAACATTGGGGATGCTGACTTTAAGAACTTCATTGGAGCACAACTTCAAATCGATTATCCATTGGTTGTTAAATATGACAACATTGCAGTTTTCAACGCTGAAACTGATATTTATTTAGGATTAACGGATCGAGGGCAAAATTGGGTTAATAATATTGCAGGTGGTAGGTCAATAAATACTTTGAATGTAGACCGCGTTTGTAAGGCGGGAGAAATGACACCATTCGTATCGGCTCGTTATATCTTCAATAAGATAATGTCTTTGAGTGGTTTCAGTTTGGGTACTGATTCGGGTACACTTACAAGTGAACTTGATTTTATGTATATTCCGTGGGTTAGTGAATCGGAACAAATTCAACAAATAGGTGGCAATCCTGAAACAGCCAAGTTTTTACTCAATGGATATTCAACCACTACCTTAATAAATAGTAGTGACTTTGTTAATGAGGTTGTAAATAATACAACTTATCGCATCGCGCATTTTCCAACTTTAAACGAGGTTCAAGATCCTGGCGGAAATGTTGTCGGAAACGTGTACACCGTTCCTTTCAATGGTTCATATAAGATTACTGCGACAATCAATCTACAAGTAGAGCCAAGTTTTGGTGGTGGTGACTTTTATGGTATTTTTGGTTTAAAATTTATTCGTACAAATTCTTTAGGACAAAAGACATTTTTAAACAATAATGGATCAATAGCAACTTATGACTTTGATGATAGTGGAACACAAAATGCAATAGTAAATAGTCCGATATTTGGAGAAACTGGAAACCAAACGCAATTCTTAAACGAAGGTGATACAATCGAGGTTATATTATATACCTTAAATACTACTGAATTAAATTCATTTACAGGAGATTTTCAAATAAATGAAATTGTATTTGAAGCGCAGGAGATTAGTAAGCCATTGTTCGGAAACGTAATAGATTGGACTGCTAACGCGCCTGTAATGAAGTGTAGTGAGTTTATCGATTCACTTTTCAAGATGTATAATTTGGTGGTTGTTCCAAATAAGTTCAATCAAAAGTTAATTGACTTTGTACCATTCCAAGAGTATATCTCACAAGGTGTAGCAAAGGATTGGACACCATTGTTAGATATTAGCAAAGACATCACTTTAATGTCTACAAATGACTACCAAGCGCGTAAGAATACGTGGACGTATAAAGCAAGTACTGATCTATTCAACAATATCTACAATACGCAAGGGAATCGCGTTTATGGTAGGCTTGAATTGATTGATGCAGAAAACGACTTTGCAACGGAGGAAAATAAGGTTGAGTTGTATTTTGGTTCAACTCCGATTGTTCCCATAAATGGAACTACTTACGCTATTCCTAAATTCGTTAACGAAGATTATTCATATAGCGCACCAACCCCACGAATCTTGTATAAGGTTGGAGATACAATGAAGTTCAATGTTTACAATGATACAACAACTGGTATAAACCAAGTTGAAACATATATGTTTAGTCACTACTCGGATTTCGTTCCTGATATCCAAAGTAGAGATTTGAACTTTGGGCAAGAAACGCCATTGTGTGCGGTAGATTCAATACCATTTAAGACATTATATGCACGTTATTGGAATGAATATATTGAAAATATTTACGCACCTGACGCGCGTATTTTAGAGGCTTTCTTTTCGCTTCAATTTGCGGACATTTACAACTTCAATTTCAATGATAAGATATTTATTAAAGATTCTTATTGGCGAATCTTATCCATTAGTGATTACGTTGTAGGTACACAAGACACGGTTAAAGTTACTTTGATTAAACAAGTGACCGCAGAGCCTGACTGTCTATTAACTCCTGATTATATTACTTCATTAGGTGCGGTTGCCTTTGTTGATTCCGATGGCAACCCTGCTGATGCTACACAAGCGTGTTGTGATTTGTACAATTATAGTTGGAGAGATGGAGCGTGTTATGCATTTATGTATGATTCAAACGGAACAGGAAAACCAAAGAGCGCCCAATTAACTACCGATAAAGTATCAAGCCAAGAGCAACAAACAAAATCTGCATTAATTGTATCGGATAATAACTTTGTTGGCTTGGGAAATGATAATTCAATAGCATTGGGAAGTGGCAATAGATTAAGTAGCGGTTTGGATTCCGTATTTGTTATGGGTTACAATGCATCGGTAATCAATGGCGGTGCTACCGTTGGAAGTGGTGGTGCTTATCAGGGTGAAATGCAGAATGGCTTAATACCAATGTGGGGCAAAGGTGACTTTACCAATTCAACTACATCAATTTCAATTTTGGAATATGGTACAACTTATATCAATATGCCTGATGACTCCGTTTGGCTTGGTAAATTACGGTTAATGGTTGGACAAGTGGGCGCGTTAATTGATGCATCAGTGAGCGGTGAATATAACTTACATATTGTACAAACTGGTGGTACTATAACCCTAAAGAACGTGACCACAATAGACGAAACGGCAATCGATATAGATGGTAAATTCATAATAAATTTGGATGTTGTTGGTAGCACGTTTGCAATTACGGTTGTGTTGGACGATGCAACGGCTTATCCATACAATAGCATAAACATTTCAGCGCAGTTTAACTATACACAATACACATATGCATAACCCAAAGGATACCTTTACAAATGTTAGACATTTATTACAACAAGGACTTGGTAATGACTTACCGAGCAATGAAAATAAATTGTCAAATATTGCAACCAAGACCATAAATTTCATTGTTTCTGCGTCTTTAATTTTAGGCACGATTTACCTAATTAAATTGATATTCTAATGGCTACACAAAAGACAGTAATTGAAGTTGACGTACAAGGCACGGAGAGAGTCGAGTCAATGCGTACGCAGATGCGTAAACTTCGTGAGGAGTTGGCAAGGTTGCCAGAGGGAACGGAAGAATTTAATAGAGTACAACGGCAATTAGGACAACTTAAAGACCAAGTTGATGACTTAGGTCGTGGAGTAAATACATTGGCGGGTGATCCGTTAGAGCGTTTAAACAACTCTTTCGGAATGGTTGGCGGTTCGTTAATGTCTCTTGATTTTGGCGGTGCGATTCAAGGTTTGAATGGTATGGCTTCCGCAGTTGGTGACATCAAAATGGATGACATCACAAGCGGTATCGAAGGACTTGGAACTGCGTTTTTGAATCTTGGAAAGTCACTACTTACAAATCCTATATTTTTAGTTGCAGCAACTTTAACGGCGGTAGGGGTGGCATTGTACGAATATGGCCAAACTATGCCATTCGTAACTGATGAGACAAAACAACTTGCTGCGGCAACTCACGAAGCAACGGTAGCCAGTGAGAAATCTTTGAAGGCTTTTGATTTAGAGGAAAGGAAATTAAGAGCATTGGGAACTGCTGAAGAAGATATAATTAAACTTCGTAAGAAAAGAACTGAAGAAACTTTAAAGGCTTCCGTAATCGAATTAAAGGCTCAACAAAAGCAATTAGAAGAACTACAAAAGTCCTACAATGAATCTCAACAAAGAATCGGTAAAACGATGTTGGGAGGTGGTTTTAGTTATTTAACACAATTAGGGTTAGAGAAGTTGGGTAATGCGTTTGGATTGGTGGCAAGTGATGAGCAAGTAGCGGATCAAACTAAAAACATTGACGAACTTAAAGGTAAAATTGCGGAGTATGAAGTCCAGATCTTGGAACTCAACAAAAAAGAAACTGACATCCATGAAAAGAAAGTTGAGAGAAAGCAAAAGGAAATAAAAACTGAACGTGATAAAACAAAGTTTGAAGTTGAAGAAATTACTTCGCGTGAAGGTAAAAAATTAGAGCGTGAAATAAAAGCAGGTTTAGACCTTAATAAAGTTGCTGAAGATTTAGCGAAAAGCCGTGCGGCTATGGAGTTAAAAATAGATGAGGAAAAAAGACAAGCAATGTTTGAAGGTGAAAGAGCCTTTCAAAATGCAAAATATAAAATTGCTGCAGATGCTGTTGGTGGTCTTATGGACTTGAATAGCGCATTGGTTGATAGTGGTATAGTGGACGCAAAGAAAGGTTTTAACATTGCTAAAACTTTAGGTATAGCACAAGCGACAATATCAACCATTGAGGGTACTCAAAACGCATTTACAACGGCTTCCGCTTCACCAATTACAACTGCCTTTCCTGCATATCCATTTATCCAAGCAGGTGTAGCGGCTGCGGCTGGTATTGCACGTATAGCATCAATAAGAGCGCAGCAATTTAATGGAGGAGGTGGCGGTAATGTTTCCAAGCCAAGCGGTGGAGGTGGAGGAGTTGGTGGCGGTACTACTCCTGCCCCCGCCGTTGACCTATCATTTTTAAATAAAGGTGGTAATAAATCACAACCTTTACAGGCTTATGTATTGGCAACCAATGTAAGCACTGCCCAGGAAGCCGAACAAAAAATTAAAGACCAATCAAGAATAATAAAATAAAAATGGAAGAAGTAAAAGTTATCGAATACACTATCGATGATAGTGGTTATTTAGGAGTAAACGCAATCTCATTAGTTGAGAACCCTGCTATCGAAGTGGACTTTGTAGCGTTGTCAAAAACGCAAGTTAAACAAGCCGCAGTTGAGGAAGGAGAGCGCAAGATGTTGTATGGTGCTGTAATGATTCCCGACCAACTCATTTACCGAGTTAACGGAATGGGTGAGGCGTATTATTGTAAGTATTCAAAGGAAACCATAAACAAGATAGCGCAGGAGTATCTTAAACGCAATATGCACCACAATTCAAACTTGGAACACCAAATTCCTGTTGTCGGTTGTGTGGTTGTTGAATCTTGGATCAAAGAGGGCGCACACGACAAGTCAATGAACTTCGGATTCAACTTTCCAGAAGGAACTTGGTGCATTGGTATGAAAGTCGATAACGATGAAGTGTGGCAAGACATCAAACAAGGGAATGTTAAAGGCTTTTCGCTTGAGGGATTCTTTACCGAAATGAGTGAGGAATATTTAGCAGAGCAAGAGATTGAGAAGATAATGAAGGAACTCGAAGGAGAGTTAAAAGGGTTGTAATAGATTACACCGCGTGCAGGTGTATTGTTTACCCGACAAAAAAGAAGCCCCTCGTTAGGGGCTTTCTTCTTGAACTAAAACTTAAACAAACAACAAAAACACAATTACGGATAACTGATGAATCAAAAGTACAAACAAAAATGAAATTTTGCGTCTTATTACAAAATCATTTATTAACAATTATGAGCAAAGTAAACGATATCGTTTCCAAGTACGCAGAAAAGTTGAAGTCATTTGGCATCAACTTGAGCGCAGTTGAGGAAGCGGTTGAACAAAAGCAAATGGCTATGGCTGTACTTGCTGATGGTACTGAAGTTTACTCACCCGATGCTGAATTTGGCGTTGGTTCGGAAATCTTTGTAATGGATGCGGAAGGAAATCCTACACCCGCACCAGACGGAGAACACGAAACCGCCGAAGGTAAGATATTGGTTGTAGTAGAAGGCAAAATCACGGAAGTAAAAGACAAGCCTATGGAAGAAGAACCCAAAGTAGAAATTGAAATCGAAGAGGTTGAGCAATCATCTTTCGATGGAGTTTCTCGTGAGGAGTTCGAAACTACTATCAACAAATTGATTGAAGGCTTTGAAGCCAAGATTAACGCGTTGAATGCTGAAAAGCAAACCCTATCTGCAACTATTGAGAAGATGTCTAAAGCACCTGCAACAGACAGCGTGAAGAAATCTACTCCAGTTGCACAAAGACAACAAAGCGAAGTAAAACCATTGGGTTCATTAGATCCACGTTCACGCGCTTATCAAATCATTAACTTAAAAAAATAAAAAAAATGGCTCTTATTGTTTCAAATAGTACATATGCTGGGGAGTTGGCTTTACCATACATCCACGCTGCATTGTTAAGCGGTGATACTATCGCAAAAAATTACATTACACTTAAAGAAGGTGTAAAATATAAAGCAGTTCTTAAGAAGTTGTCAAGTGGAAACTTGGTTCAAACTTGGGATTGTGCATTTACTGACGATACTGATATCACTTTGGCTGAATCAGTTTTGACCGTTGCTGACTTGAAAGTTAACCTTGAGGTTTGTAAATCACAATTTGCTCAAGATTGGGAAGCCGCACAAACTGGTCGTGGTTTCGCTAACGATGTTGTTCCATTAAACTTCCAAGATTTCTTGATTGGTTATGCTGCTGCGAACGTGGCTCAAAACATCGAGTTTACTTTGTGGCAAGGTGACACAGGTGGAACTTACGCTTCTTTCGATGGTTTTGAAAAATTGTTGAAGGCTAACTTGAGTGGTTCTGCTGACCAAACTTGGGGTGCTACTATGACTGCTTCAACTATCATTGCTAACTTGACTGCTTTAACTGCTGCTCTTCCTGCTGCTTTGATTGGTTCACCATCAGTTAAAATCTATATGAACCGTTACACTGCGCAGTTGTATCGTCAAGCAATTTCTGCTTTGGGTTATGCTTTTGAGTACAACGCATATAAGGAGTTCAATATGCAGTTCGATGGTTATGATATCTACGTTTGTCCAGGTATGACTAACGGAACTGTTGTAGTTGCTGAGCCTACTAACTTGTTTGTTGGTGTTGATGCCAACTCTGACTTCGCTGAAGTTAAGGTTGTAGATATGTCTTTGACTGATGCTTCCGACAACGTACGTATGGCAATGAAATTCCGCGTAGGTGTTGCCGTAGGTTTCTACGGAGATTGCGTAATCGGACACAACTAATAATTCACTATGATAAAAAGGTGGGGGAGTTTGTCCCCTGCCTTTTATTGTAAATAATAACAACTAAAAAATTTATAATATGGCTTGTGAATTAACCGCAGGATTCAAACTCGATTGCAAGGAAACGATTGGTGGTATTAGAAATATCTTCATCGGTAACTTGTCCGACTTCCAAAGTGGTGTTGTATATAGTGGTTTAAATGATGAAATATCGGACTTGCCAACTGCAACAATCTACCAATTTGTACTTCCAAAACACACAGGAAGTTTCACCGAAGAGGTGGCTTCAAGTGTGGAGAATGGAACAATTTTTTACACACAAACGATTACTGCTACTTTCTTTGCTTTGACTGCTCCACGTAGAAAGCAACTTGAATTGATGGCAAAGAATCGTTTGGTTGTTTTTGTACAAGATAACAATAACAATATTTGGATGGTTGGAAAGGTTGATGGAGCAGAAGTAACTGCTATGTCAACTGCTACTGGAACTGCTAAAGGTGATTTGAATGGTTACACCATTACTTTCACCGCAGAAGAAAAGAACAAGGCTTACCGCTTGGAGTCATTTAGTACAACTCCTTTCGATAACTTTGCACCTAACATTACGGTTGAAGAACCAACTATTTAACTTATATTTGTTTAGGATGAATTATCTCCAAACGAATACCGCATCGCAGACCCTTCTCCTTTCTTTAAAGGAGGGGGTTTTGCTTTTTGATACAACGTATACGGATTACTTACTTGTAATTCAAAACGAAATTACTTTAGAAACATTTTATGTTATACCTGCTCAAATCAGCGAGAACGATAGGATTACGACTTTGGCAATTAGTACAAATGACGATAATCCAACTAATGGTAGTATTCTTGTTGTTAATGGTGGAAGGTATAACTTTATTGTATATGGTCAAAACTCGGATACAAACCTTGACCCTACGAGTGGGGATGTGGTGGGAGAAATTAAGAGGGGTTTTATACAATTCGAAACGGTTGTAAATTATTACAACCAACCTAATATAGTCATTCCAAGTGATATCGAATATAATGGATAAAAAAGAATCAATCGTTAACCGCTTTAGCGCAACTCAAGTAGAGTTGGCAAAGTACGTTAAAATAGATCCTATCGAATTTGAAGATAGGAAAGGTTGGGTAGGTTATGGAGAGGGAAACCACTTCCCACAATACCTTATTGAACTATATAACACCTCACCAGTTCACGGTGCATTGGTTAACTCCATTGCGTTTATGATTGCAGGAAAAGAATTTACTGCATC